CTAATGTTGAATTAGATAATCCCGCAGAAACAAAAGGATTTTTAGTTAAACAATTATATGAAGCAATTCCAAATTGTGCTACAATTGTTAATTTTTGGGAAGAATGAAAAAGTATTTAGTAAGATTCACCACTAAAGATGGTGATTATGATAAAGAATGGTGTTATGCTAATTCTGAAGAAGAAGCAGCTCAAAATATTCAAGATGAACATTGGAATATAGCACATATTGACATGGTTAGTGAACTATGATTAGAATATTATTAACTTCTGGAAATAAAGCTTATGGTTTTGATGTAACTGACTGGGAAACTAAACATTCTAATTGGTACGATAATTTACTTACTGAAGATTTAGTTGAAAGAGTTGGTGAAGGAGATATATTAATGTATTTTGATTCTAATGAATCAGCTGAATATTGGTGTGAAGATAATGGATATGAATACGAATTTATAGAATCAGATGACGATAACTGAATTAATAGATATTTTACAATCTCATAGAAACAAATTAGGAGATTGTGAAATAGAAGGATGTAAATGGATAGAGATAGGAGATAAAGGGCAATTAATTATTCATGAAAGAGAATGACAATAACTGGTTTAATTAGCAAATTACAAAAACTAAAATCTGAATTTGGAGATTTAGATGTAGCATATTCAGTTAATGGACATGATATGGGAGATTATTTTAATGATATTAAAGAAGTAATATATGCAAAAGATAATTATTTTCATAGATATATTATAGCATTAAAATGACAATAACTGAATTAATTGATAGACTTGAAGAATTAAAATCTACTTATGGTGGAAATTTAATGGTTGGAGTAGAAGATACTTCTAGGCCATTTTTATTTATTAATCATTGGATAGATAAAGTAGAAGTTTATCAGGAAACAGGTCCAGTTGAATTTAATTATTGTTGTATTATAATGGATGATGATTCTAATATAATAGATGAATATCTTAAAAAAAGAGGTAAAAAACTTCTTCCAAGTAAAATTGTAGATTTATGACAATAACTGAAGCACTTCTTAAAGAGGTGGATTCAGGTAGAGAAGGAAAAGCTCAAGGTTATTCTATGGGATTACCTAAAACAGAATCTATTATTGATGGAGTAACCAAAAGAACTATGACTGTTATAGCATCTGGTACAGGACAGGGAAAATCATCATTTGTTTTATATGCTTATGTATATCGTCCTCTAATGGAACATCTCGATGATGATAATTTCTATGTATCTTATTTTAGTTTAGAGATGCCTGCAACTATCATATTTGGAAAATTACTTTCTACATATATTTTTGAAAAGTATCATAAAGAATTAAGTATTACTGAAATATTATCCAGGAAAAAAGGATATATTTTAAGTGATGAAAACTATAAAATAGTTACAGATTGTATTGGATGGTTAAATAAAATAGAAAAGAAAATTCATGTTTATGATAAATCTTTAAATGCTGATAAGTTATATGCAATATTAATGCAGAAACTTGAAAAATTTGGAACATTTGAAGAATTAGAAAATAGAAAAGTTTATCATCCAGATAATCCTGACATGTTATATGAAGTAGTTATAGACCATGCTGGACTTTTGAAACCTTCTAATGGAAGAAATAAAAAAGGAGAAATGGATACAGCTACTGCTTATCTTGTTACTTTAAGAAATATGTGTGGACTTTCTCCAACTATTATACAACAAATTAATAGAGAGCAAAGTAATATTGAAAGATTTAAAGCGGGTAGAACTGGAATTCAACTTTCCGATTTAAAAGAAACTGGAGACATTTCTGATGCTGCGGAAGTTATAATAGCTTTATATGGTCCAAACAGAGATAAACTTAATACTTATAGAGGATATGATATAAAGAAATTAGGAGATTTTATTAGAATCATTCAATTTCTTAAAACTAGATTTGGTAGTTGTGATGTAGAGATTGCAGTAAACTATCAAGGAAAAATTAATGTTTGGGCTGAATTACCTTTACCTAATGATATTTATGATTATGATAAATATATAACACCAGATTATTTATTAAAAAAAGATGTAGATGAAATAAAAGAAGATAATACTCAAAAACAACAATTTAAATTAATTATTTAAGTATGGCTTGTGAAACTCTGTGTATTTACGGAGAAAGTGGTACTGGAAAAAGTACTAGTTTAAGAAACATGAATCCCGAAACTACTTTTATTATTAGTACTACGGGAAAACCACTCCCTTTTAAGGCTTGGAGAAAAAAGTATATTCCTTTGGTAATTGAAAAGGATGAAAAAGGAAAAACTAATTCTGTTAAAGGAAACTATTATATTAGTTCTAATTGGGAGTCTATTTTAAAAATATTGAAGATTATTAATAAATTAATGCCTCATATTAAAACAGTTGTTCTAGATGACATGCAATACATACTATCGTATGAATTTGTTGATAGAGCAACTGAAGTTGGATATACTAAGTTCTCTGAACTTGCACAACATCTTATGGAGATTCTTAGATATTCTGAACAAATGCGAGAAGACTGTACTATGTGTTTCTTAACGCATTCAGAAAACGTTGGAACAGATATTGATCCAAAATATGTTATTAAAACTGTAGGAAAACTTCTAGCTGAAAAAGTAACTTTGGAAGGATTATTTACATATATATTCTGTACTAAAGTTGAAGAAGGAGATGATGGTAAGATGCAATATAAATTAATTACCAATAATGATGGTAAGTGTCTTGCAAAGACTCCTATGGATATGTTTGAAGATTTAGAAATTGATAATGATTTAAATCAGATACTTGAAACTATTAGAATATACAACGAAGGAGAATAATGGAAATTCAATCAGCTAAACTTATTATTACTGTAGTTGATGAAACTACAGGAGAAATTATTACAAGAGAAGCAACTCTTGGAGATTTTAAAGAAGTAAAGAAATCTTCTTCATCTAGTGGAACTAGAACTCGTAAACCAAAAGATGAAGATCCAGTAGCTAAGATTATGTTGCTTGAGAATAAGTTACAACTTAATAAAGCAGCTGTTGATCTTACTGGATTTGAACCAGATAATAAATATGACGTACGGTTCGAAAAGAAAGGAAAACAAATTACACCTGTTATTTGTTGGGATGAAAATAAAGGAAATAGGTTAACCAAGACTTATACTATTTCGTTCAGAGGTTCTAGACATGATAACCTTATAGAATTTGGAGATGTGTTTGAACTTATTCCATATGAAGGACACGAAGGATGGTTTAAGTTGAAAGGTAATGCTCCAGAGAAAGAAGATGATATAATTGATGTTCCAGATGAAATATCTGTTGAAGATGAAGAATCAGAAGATACAGCAGAAGGTGTTGAAGCCGCTGATATAGATTTTGATTTAGATATTTAATCTATAAAAATAGATAATTTATGAAGAATTATAAATTCTTCAACCTCTCATTTTTAAACGTGTTTAATAATTATGAATAATTTTAATTTTGGTAATCTTTCTGAAACTTCTTTTACTAACGATGCTCCTCAGTATCTTCGTCCTTATGATATTTATGAAGTAAATCTTACTAAGATAGAGAAGACTTCTCTTAAAGGTAAGGATGGTACTGAGTATAATGTTATAGCTCTTGAATTTAAAGGATGTGGTGAAAATAAGGGAATTTTCACTAATAATTTGTTTGTTCCTAACAAAGACTCAGATTTCGAAAGAAGAGTAAATGAAACAACTGGTGCTCATTATCCTTCTGCTTTCGAGCAATTCCAATATACTTTAATGCAGATTACTCAGATAATTAATCCTGAGGGAGCTAAGAAGATTATCAATAATGCTTCTAAATTGAAGAGTATTGATCAATTCGTTGATTTGATTATTAAGGCTCTTACTGGTAAGGAGAAAATTAATGTATTCTTGAAGTTGGTTGGAAGAAATGTTAATGGTACCTATTATGCCGCTCTTCCTAATGCTTGTGTTCTGGGTAAGGATGCTACAAGTGAAACTAAACCTTCTGCTATTAACTTTATTTCTAATAGTGCTGATAAATTGCAATTCTCTAATTATGAGCTTACTCAAATGAAAGCTTATAAGAATGCTAAACCTACTAATATGGATAAAGTAGAAGATAATAACTCCAACACTCAAGAAGATAATGATGTAGATATTGATGATTTAGATCTTTAATAATTAGTAGATTCTTTTTTAATATCTTTAAGAAAATTAAATATGTATTTTTCATCATTAGAACCAGAAATAACTAAGGAATTTATATCTTCTAAAGGTATTAATCAAGAATCTATAATGCAACATTATACTGGATTGAACGTTAACTCAAAAAAGTTAATGCTCAGTCCATTTCGTGTAGATAACCACAATACTGTTTCTTTCTATAAATCCAAATCTGGTATTTTATATCTTCATGATTTTGCTACTAATGAACACATAAATTGCTATCAAGCAGTAATGAAAAAGTTTGGAGTAAATTATTATGAAGCTCTTAGAATAATAGCAGAAGATTTTGGTTTAATTAAATCTCATACTACCAAAGAAATTAAAATTCCACAAATAATTGAAGATATAAAAGAAACAGAATCTTCCAACATTCAAGTTCAAATAAAAAAATATTCAGATGAAGAATTAGAATGGTGGAAACAATTTGGAATTGATATTAAATTACTTAAAAAATATCATGTATATTCACTTCAACACGTTTTTCTTAATGGAGAACTAAAATTTACATCTTCTAATAAATGTCCTATTTATGGATATTATTTTGGAAAGGATAAAAATAAAAAGGAACTTTGGAAAATATACTTTCCTCTTCGAAAAGAGTTTAGATTTATAAATTCTTTATCTAAAAAAATATTGCAAGGTTATCATCAATTACCCAAGGAAGGTGATTTACTCATTATAACAAAAAGTATGAAAGATGTAATTTCTCTTAAAGGATTTGGATATAATGCATGTGCTCCCAATTCTGAAACATTATTTATTTCTGATAAACAATTAGAAGAATTTAAAAAACGTTTTAGACATATATTAGTAATGTATGATAACGATAGGCCTGGTAAACATAATATGTGGATTATTCGTAAACAACATCCAGAGTTAAATTACTTTTTTCTTCCTTGGTATTTAGCTAAAGATTTTACTGATTCAGTAAAATTAGTAGGGGTAGAAAATATGAAAGAATATATTAATGAATTTATGTCTAATTATAAATTTAAATGAATAAACAAGAATATTTAGAATCCTTAAATAAGGATGATTTATTTTCCATTATTAAATATGGTTTAAGAGAAAGTACTGTTCCTGCTGATGTAACAGTAGAAGATATTTATTATGTAATTCAATGTAATCCATTATGAAATATATTTGTGCTAGTTGTAAAACTATTTATGACGAAAGTGAACTTAATATTGATCCAATGTCAAGTATTCAAACTTGTCCAAAATGTGGAAGAATTGGAAGTGGAGTGTACTCTGAAGAAGAATTAGTGAGTGAAATAAATGACTATATAGAATTATTTCAAATTTTAAATGAGAGTACAAAAAATAAAAAGTTTAAGAAAATTCTTAAACAAATTATAAATAATTTAAAAGATGAAAGTTTACATAGCTAAAGATTGGACAGGTTCTAAGGTATTCGCGGAACCTCCAATACTTATGAAATGTGGAGGTATGCCAGATATATGGTCTGGTCATAAACTTCCATTTGATATTACAGGTTCTTTTGCAGAAGGAGAAATTCCAAGAGGACAGTATTTAGAAAGAAATATTTGGTGGTCAATAGTACACGTAATAAAATGAAACCAACGAATAAGCAACTTGAACTAATAAAATTCTGTAAAGGAATATTAGGAACTTGGGAATCTACAAACGATATTGTATCTCCTACTCACTGGAATGATTTACAAGAATTTATAAATGCTGACCTTGAAAATTATCCACAGAATATACAAGATGGAGTTTATGATAGTTTGTCAGATTTATTAAATATAATAAGGAAAGTATGAAAGTAACAAATGAGACTATTTGTAAACTTCCAGAAAAGGAGCAAGGTTTGGTCAAAGCATTATTAATAGATATTAAAGAGATTAATGATACCAAAGTTAAGCCAGAAATCTATTTAGATTGGATTGATCAACATACTGAATATTCTCCAGAACGTACTGATCCATGTCCGGATTATTACGGAATGTATGCTATAAGAAGTGAGTTCTGTGGAGATATAATTGGTGTTGAAATGGATATTAATACTCTAGATACTTGTTTATGTTTATTAAATAATTATGTAACTTATATATGAAATAGCCTTTAAATACTGGAGTCAAAATAACTGATAAAGGAGGTAATAGTTATGTCTATGATACTATTGAGAAAGCCTCTGAAATGACTCAAATGAGTATACAAACACTCAAAATAAGAGCTAATAAGAATAGTATTCCTAAAGATGGAATAAAAGTAGAGTGGTTAGATCCTAAAACTAAAAAACACTATACTGCGAAGAGATCTAAGCAAAAAGGTTCTCAACTTGAGCTAGATGTTATTCATAAACTTAATGAAATAGGTTATAATACAGTAAGTAGTCGTTCTAATAGTAAGAATCTTGATAATGCTAAAGTTGATATTGACGATTTAACTGGAAATTTACCAGTTTATATTCAATGTAAAGCTACTCAAACTACTCCCTCTTATTTTAAAATAGAAGAAGAATGTCCATTAAAAGATAAATGGTTTTCAGTAATATGGAAAAAACAAGATAAAGATGGAGGACAAAGTCCTGGTACTGTAGCCATAATTCCTTTAGAAATGTTTTATGATTATTTAAAACTAAAATTAAATGAATAAGTATTTATTACAAGACATAAATGATGATGCAATTCCTATAACTGTAGTAATTGCTGAAAATAAAACTGAAGCTTTATGTAAAGCAGTCAAAGGTATAATATCAGATAAGATTTTAACTGTTGAAGATGTTTGTGAAAATTTAGGAATATCTTTAGACGAATTTAAAGAACTTAAAACATATGAATAAATATGTTTATGCAGAGGCTACTCAAGATTATTGGCCTCAAATTAAAACAGTATCTGCAAAATCTTATAATGATGCTGTAGAAAAGTTAATAATGCAATATGGTAATGAATTAGAAGATGATAAAATTTTAGATACTATTGAAGATTGGGATCAACTTAGTGAATATTTAAATAATCGTTATACAATTGCATTATCTGATTTAGAAGATTATGATGAAATATAATAAACAACTAAAATGTGGTTTTGACTTAGATGATACTATCTTTGATTTTTCTGGTGGATATCTAAAAAGATTTAAACGTTTTCCAAAATATGATTGGGCAATAACTAGAAATGTTACTCACATTTTAATTAACGAAAGAGATTTTTGGGTAAATCTTCCAGTAATAAGACGTCCGAATTTTAAGCCTGCACTTTATTGTAGTTCAAGAATTAATAAAAAGTCTTGGTCTAAGAAGGCAATAGAAATTAACGATTTACCTAATAGTCCTCTTTATCAAGTACCTGGATATAATATTCCAAAATCAAAATATATAAAAGGTAGAGTAGATGTATTTATAGAAGATTCTCCACATCAATGGAAATCTTTAAATAACGCTGGAATTCCATGTTTATTAATTGATGGTCCAAATAATAAGGAGTACGGTCCTATATTAAAAATCTATTCTTTAAATTATGATGAAATAGAAAATGCTTATTATCTTGGATTAGAAACTGGAATATTTAACGAATTTAATAAATACTTTGATTAATTATGGAAATAAACAAAGATATAATTAAATCCATTAAAATTAAACCTCTGTTAGATACTTTACAATTAGAAGATATTAGCGATGATATTTATTTTTCTGATAAATTTAAAAATTATATTAGTAATTCTCGCTTAGGTAAACTTATTAAAGAAGGAGCTGAAGCTTTTTTCAAAAACGAATCTTCTCCATATAATCCAAGTTTTGAATTCGGGACACTTCTTCATACAATGGTATTAGAACCAGAAGATCATGAAGTAATTAAAGGTGTATTTAAACCTACTGCTAAAGCAGGATTAATGGCAGATGCACTTTATAAATCTGATGGAACTAATCCGTCTAATGATGAAATTAAAGCTCAGTCTTATATAATTGGATATTATAAAGATAAACTCACTCCTACTAGAATTATAGAATTTAGAAATAAAGCAGAATCATATTGGAGAGATAGATATATCTATGAACAAAATAATCCTTTTAAAAAGGGCGATAAAAAACGCATTTATACTAATGAAGGAAATTATAATTTATTAGTAGAATGTTTGAAACAACTAGACTCTAATGTAAATATTCAAAAGCTTCTTCATCCAGAGGGAATAACAGAGGAACCTTATGTAGCTAATGAACATGCTATATTAATGGACGTTGAAATAGAAATTCCAGAATATGAACCTAGAATCTATCATTTAAAAGCAAAACTTGATAATTTTTCTATTGACAAAGAAGAAAATATTATTACAGTAAACGATTTAAAAACTACTAGTAGACCGGCTTCTATATTTGATCCAACTTATTATAGTTATCAAAGAGAAATTGCATCTTATAGTTGGTTATTAAAATTAGTAGCAGAAAAATTCTTTGAAGTTAAAAATCCCACAGTTAAAGGAAATTTCTTAGTTTCATCAACTATTCCAGATTATCAGACATCTGTATATCCGATGACTCCTAAATTATTCTCAAGTGGATGGAAAGAATATATTTTCCTTTTAAAAACTGTTGCTTATCTTAATATAGTTAAAGAATATAAATTTGAATAATGACTTATAAAGAACTTGATAAATTTTATTCCGATCACTATAGTATAGGATATTTAAATTCTAGTCAAAGTACTAGATCTCCTTTTGAAAATCGAATAGTACTTATTAGTTTAATATGTTATATAACACATAAAAACAAACCTAAAAATCCTGATATTACACATTATCAAGTAATATTAAAACTTTCTGATAAATTAGGATTACCTGATGATTTTTTAAAAGGACTTAGTATAGTTTGTAATGACTTCAGCTATCAATGTTCTGAATTTCCAACATTTGGATTACAAGGACAAGATATTGTTAAAGAAGTACGTGCGATTTTAAGCACATATTTACCATTTTAAATAAATCAAAATAATTACTTATATATTAATTTTTGTTAAAATATAATTAAGTGTTTTGATTATTTATAAATAATAATAAATTTAAATTACTTTCCAATTAAGGAAAGAGATTATATATATTTTAGTAGATATTTGTCATATAAAGTAGATATTTTGTATGTCGGATTATTTCCGAATGAATTTATGTTTAAAAATATTTTAAAATTATGGCAAATTTGATGTTTGTAAAGAATGAAGTAATGGGTAAGACCAAAGATGAAGCAATTAAGGCAGCAGCTCCTATGAACCTTATGGTTGATGCAACACAAGCTTACAAGAAGTGGGCTAAAGAAAATATCACTTCTGAAGATAATGTTAAGGAATGGATGAAGGATTATCTTCGTAAGAAGAAGTTCGATAAACCAGGAATTGGTGCTTATATTGTAACTCAGACTGGTGTTCAGGATACTCGTGAGCGTCCTTATAAGGTAGAAAAGCCTAAGTATGAGAAGAGAACTCATACTCCTGAGAAGTTCTATGTAGGTCGTGCTCAAGATACTAACGAGGAACTCTTTGTAGAGAAGACTTCTAAAGCCGCTGAGCAAGCTGCTAAAGAATGGATTATCGAGAATCAAGTTGGTGTAAATATCTCTATTGAACACAAGGTTAAGGAGAAGAATTCTTTGTATGCTATTGTAAATTATGTTCCTTCAAAGGGCGCACAGCCTTACAAGATTCTTGCTTTTGGTTTTAAAGCTATCGAAGATTAATTACTTCAAACTTTATACTCTCTAGATACACGTCTGGCTCATTAATTTGAGTCAGACGTTTTTATTTTAATACTTTTGTAAAACATTGAAAAATGAATAAAATAAGTGAAAAGAAAATTAATGAAATTATTGAAGACTTGAGAAAGTATAAATCTTTAAATAATAAGAAACATAAAGCTAATTATTACTATCAAGCTAGACAAAACATTATAGATTCTGACTATCCAATAGAACTTATTAAGAAATTTTTAGATATATATTCTCAATGTAAGAGAAATGTTTCTATTAAAGAAGAAATTGAAACTGATGATAGAGCCATTACAAATTTGGAACGGGATGACGAGGGAAGAATACAATTCTATTCTTTTGAAATCTATAGAAAGGATAATCCAACTTTTATCGGAAAACTCGATAGAAAAGAAATGGAAACCATATATAGATTGTACTCAATCTATGGCGCTAGCCTTACGCAAAAAATCGTATCTCGTGAGTTCCCCCAATTTACTTTTATAGAATTTAAAAGAATTCTTAGAGCATTTAATATTTATAAAGCTAGTTCAGAATTTGCTCCTCATCAAATTGAAGAATTAAGTGAAGAACAACTTATTAACCTTCATAATCAAAATAAAGAAAATAATGTTCTTCGTAGAATTGAAAAAGACCAATTAGCAGAGGCCAACAAACTTATTGATAAGTTAGCAAAAGAAAATCTAGAACTTAAGAAGAATACTGGAGAATTTCATTTTACTATTGACAATGAAGTTAAACCCAGAACTATTAAAGAAACTTATAATAACAATACAGCTTTAAATTTATTCTTATCTGATATTCATGTAGGAGCTTGTTTAGAATCTTCTAGTTTATATGAAAATAATTGGAATGAAGACGAATTAGAAAGAAGATTAGATTCTGTTATTAATAAGATTGAAAATTCTTTCGGACATTTAGACACAATTGTTCTTAGTTTAATGGGAGATTATCTTGATGGTATGGATAGAATGACTGCTAGAAGAGATCATTTTATGCCACAAAATATGGATAATAAAGAACAATTTAATGTATTTTTAAGAAGGATGATTGATTTTATAGATGGTATTTCTAATTATTGTAATGAACTTATTATATATGCTGTTCCAGAAGGGAATCATGATGGAAGTTCTGGATATATGGCTATTAAAGCTTTACAATATGCCATTAATGCTCGTTATCCTGATGTAAAATTTGAAGTATTTGATAGATTTATAGGTTCTTATGAATTTAGAACACATACCTATGTTTTAACTCATGGAAAAGATGCTTCTTTTATGAAGAAACCATTACCTCTTAATCTTAATGATTCTACTAGTGCATTATTGAGAGATTGGCTTGATAGAGAAGGATTATATAATGATAATATACATATTATTAAAGGAGATTTACATTCTAATAACCTTAATTCTTGTAGAAAATTTGATTATAGAAATGTTTTAAGCATATTTGGAGATTCAGATTATAGTCAAATGAATTATGTAAGTAATCCTGTTGGTGTATCTTATGATTATTTTGTAGGAAATACTAGAATTTTAGGAACCTTTGAAAATTTATAATGAGTAAGTCAAATGATGGCTTTATGGGGAAAAGGAATGTGAATTTTTTATTAAATCAGAATAATATTATGATTAATAGAGACAATGTACTTAGCAAAGCAGTTGATGACTGTTTAGAGGAATTATATACATTAGCGGTTCCAAAAATTACTTGGGAAAAATTTAAGGAAGAATGTAAAATTTATTCTGAAAAATATAAAAAATGGGAGTCTGAAAGAAAAATAAATTCAGAATTAGATAAAAAATCTAGAACTGAATGTATAGGTCCTGCTCCTTATGAATTTTATTTTCTTCCTAGAGAAATTATGAAAGATATTTGTGATTCCTATGTTCACGCCTATAAAATGGATAATCAACAAGAATTACTAGACACAATAGAAATTTTAAAAAATTATTGTAAAGAACCTATTGTTGATAAATATATTGATGATTGGACAGATGAAACTGGATTTCATCATCCTGGATATAGAAGTTATGATCATCCTGATAATTTAAAGAAAGAATTGCAGAAAATATTTGATGATGAAATTCTTCCGGACATTTGTAAACAATATAATAAACAGTATAATTTACAAACTACTGGAATAGAATCTAGTGTTAGTAAAGCATATTCTCAAATATTTCAAAATAAATTCTTTGAATTTCTAGATATGGCAGGAAAGTTCTATAATTGGAATAGAGATTTAAATTCTTTTAATGTATCCGTATATTTAGGCCCGAGTCCTAATTCTAATAAAGAAGCAGTTATAAATAATTGGAAGAAATATAGAAATCAAGATATTGAAATTGATGAAGAACAAATTAAAAAAGAATATTATGGAGAAGAAAATTAAATTTGATGAAATTGTTGATTTTATTTATAAATCAATGAAAAAAAATTATAGTATTGAATGGGATTCTTGGGGAGTTTGTATTAGTCATAAACGAGAATATACTTATAATGACGGATCTACAAGAGCGTATAATTGTTTTAGATTTGGATGGAGGGTTTACGATGAAAATCGTCTTATAATTGGAGTTAATAATTGGTGCGTAAATTATGATGATAATGATCATTATTATAATTTAGAAATTAATAATCCTAGAGATATAGCAAGATGGAATATTCTTATAGAAGATATTAAAGAATATATATTTAATAAAATAGAATATGACTTTAATACTTTTTTTGATGAAGATAATTCTAAACCAACAACAATTAATGATTTAGATAACGAAGACGATTAATATATGGAGCTACAATTATCAGAATTACTCGCAGGAAAAGCTACTCGTATTAAAAATAGAGAATATTTTCCTACTAAAGCATATGTTGAACCTTTTTTAGAAAGAGTTCAAAAATTAACTTCTGAATTTAGGGTACAGGTACAACTTCCAAAGCAAATTACATATACAGAAGACGGAAGTATTAATACTGAAGATATAACTTATAATAGAGTTCTTATTGAAGCTATTCTTCCAGATGAATATAAATTTAATGATGATCCTCATAAAGCTGTACTAGGAATGGTTTACGGAATAGATGTTCGTAAACCAGTTGTTAAATTCTTTAAAGGACAAGAAAGAATGAGTTGTACTAATCTTTGTGTATTTAGTCCTCAATTACTTGCTTGTCAGGATTTAGAATCTGAAACAGCTGTAGATTATAAACCTTTAGAGAGAATTATTGAACAGACTGATGATACTGCTGTTTGGATGAAAAAACTTATTGAATCTGAATTTGATTGTAGTACACAAAATGTTAATGAGTCTTTAGGTCGTTGGATTAGAAATTGTATTAATTATAATTTTGATAATCATTATGGTAAAGTAAAGATCGCTACTTCTGCTCCAATTGATGCTTATAAATCATTATTTGAAAAAGATGATAGTGAATATTATACTGGAATTGATAGTGGAATGGTGAGTATGTATCAAGTATATAATGCTTTTACTCAAGTACTTACTGATGGAATGAAGAAAGATCCATTTAATATATTTGAAAAGACTTTATTACTTAAAGATATTCTTGATATATGAGTGTAGAAGAAATAATAGATTTTATTAATAAATGTATTGAAAAAAATTATCGGGTATTTATAAATGGATATGGAGGAGTAACCATTGAAGATTTAAATATTGAGATTTATAGAACACATTTTAGAGTAGATGGGGAAATTACAGTAAAAAGAATATTTCCTTATTATAGTAAAGCCTGGTGTGAATTTCATATTAAAAATATAAGTGATGAAGATTGGGATAATTTTTCTGTTTGTATAATTAATGCAAAAAGAAAATCTATAGAAAAATTCAAACAATATATTCTTGATATATGAATTTAGTAGAAGCTGGAAATAATTATTATATTAATATGGATTTATTAACAGGAGTATGGTATGATGGAAAAGAATATCATGCTTCTTTTGTTATTGCTAGTGATGCAATTATTTCAGAATCCGCTTATAATACTATACTAAAATATGGAAAGGCAAAAATATAATAAATTAATATTAGAAACTCTTTCTAAATTAATTGAAAAACATCCAGATTTAAGATTTGGACAAATTCTTGTAGATTGTGAAATAATTAAATATGAACCTTCAGTTTTATGTGATGGACAAAGAGAAGATATATTAGTTGTTGATCCATTTAATGAAGAGTCCGAAATTACTTGGAAAAGAATGTTATTAAATAAGTTTGCTTTTAATGAACAATATAATTAAAGAATATCTTACACAAAGATTTCTTAAAAATAACCATACTAAATATTACAAATATTGTAATGAGTGGATTGATAATGTTACTAAAGAGCAAATTGATTATTTTATGAAAGAAAAGAATAGATTAAGTTTATAATTAAATTTTGATATAAAAGGTTTAATAGATATATTTAATATTCACAACTATACTAAAAATAGTTAGATAATTAAATTATTTATTAAACCTTTAATTTTTTATATGACAGAACAAGAATGGTTAAATGGTAATCAATTGTCTATTGACATTTGGAACAATAAGTACAGATGGAATAATGAAACATTAGATGAATGGTTTAAAAGAGTTAGTAGTGGTAATCCTGTAATCGAAAGACTTATTAAAGATAAGAAATTTCTATTTGGAGGAAGAACATTATCTAATATTAATACAGATAAAAAAGGTAGTTTTAGTAATTGTTATTCTCATGGATATGTAGAAGATTCTCTAAATGATATTATGCAAACTGCTACCGATATAGCTAAAACTTTTAAAGTACAAGGAGGACAAGGTCTTTCCTTATCTAAAATTAGACCAAAAGGAGCAAAAATAGGAGGACAATTTGAATCAGATGGAATTGTTCCTTTTATGGAAATTTTCAATACAGTAACAGAAAGTATTTCTCAAGGGGGTTCTCGTAAAGGAGCTTTGATGATGTCTATAGATGTAAGTCATCCAGAAGCTGAAAAATTTATTACTATTAAATCCGATTTAAACAGAATAAATAAAGCTAATCTTTCTCTTGAAATTTCAAATGGATTTATGGACGATGTTATAAACGGAATTACTGAAAGAGAACTTACGTTTTATTATGATGGTGGAGAATATAAATATAGTATAAATCCTACTAAATTATTTGAAACTATTTGTCAACAAGCTTGGGATTATGCAGAACCTGGAATATTATATACTAATAGACTTAGAAATTATAATATGCTAGAATTTGATGATGAATATATTATAGAAACAACTAATCCATGTGGTGAACAGCCTTTACCAAAACACGGAGCTTGTAATTTATCATCAATTAATGTATCAGAATATGTTAAAAATCCTTTTACCTCAAATGCTAAATTTGACTATGATGAATTAGGACAAGACATTCCATTTATTGTAAAGGCAATGGATGATGTTCTTGAGAAAAATTTAAAAAATCATGCTTTACCTGAACAAGCAGAAGTGGCAAAAAATTATCGTAATATTGGAATTGGTATTATGGGACTTGCCGATTGTCTAGTTAAATTAGGATATAAATATGGAAGTGACGATGCTGTAGGATTTTCTAAAAACTTAATGAAATTTTTATTTAGAAAATCAGTAGAATCTAGTGTTGCATTGGCAATGGAAAGAGGAGATTATCCCAAATATAAACCTTGTGTATGGGATTCTACAATTATTAAAAATACTTTTACTGAAGAAGAAATTAAACAATTTAAAAATATAAATCATTTAAGAAACTGTTCTTTGTTAAGTATTGCTCCTACTGGTAGTATTGGAACAATGTTAAATATAAGTACTGGTTGCGAACCTTTCTTCATGTTATCTTACACTAGAAAAACAGAATCTTTAAATGGAGGAGAACCCTCTTATTATCAAGTATATTTACCTGTTGTAGAGGAATATAAAAAAGTTACTAATAGTGTAAAACTTCCTGATTATTTTGTTACTTCTCAAAATTTAAATTGGAAAGATAGAATTAGAATGCAGGCAGCTTTACAAGAATATTGTGATACTGCTATTAGTTCTACTGTAAATCTTTCTGAAAATGCTACTATTGAAGATGTTAAGAATCTTTATATAGAAGCTTGGAAACAAGGTCTTAAAGGGGTAACTATCTTTAGAAATAATTGTAAAAGATTAGGTATTCTTACAGAAGAACCTAAAAAGGAAAATCAATTAGAAGCTGATCATAATCCTTTTATATTTGATGAAAATCCATTTGCTTTAAAGAGAGGAGAAATTATTAAAGCTGATGATGACTGTATAGGATTAAAACGTACATTAACCACAGGCTGTGGTACTTTACATTGTGAATCTTTTTGGGATCCTGATACTGGTGAATTACGTGAAATGTATCTTTCTAAAGGTTCTAAAGGTGGTTGTAATAATTTCATGATAGGACTTAGTCGTATGATAAGTCTTTCCGCAAGAGGTGGAATATCTATTGATGATATTATAGATCAACTTAATTCTTGTGGAGTATGTCCATCGTATGCAGTACGTCATGCAGTAAAGAAAGATACATCTTCAGGAAGTTGTTGCCCAGTAGCTGTCGGAAATGCTCTTAAAGATATGTATGAAGAAATTCAAGAAAAAATACAATGTTGTCACGAAACTCCGCTTTATTTTAACGATCAATCTAATATAGAAGAAATATGTAAATCAGTTGAAGAATATGAAGAATGTCCGTCTTGTCATAAGAAAGGACTAACACATGTTGGAGGATGTGATCAGTGTATACTGTGTGGTTTTTCTAAATGTAACTAATTATGGAAACAACAAATAAAAACATTCAAATTGGATGTGTTACTCCACTATCTGTAATAGTATTTTTAACATTTTTCTTTGCAAAAATATTTGATAAAATTGATTGGAGTTGGTGGTGGATATTTAGTCCATTATGGATTCCAATATTATTAGTTATTGTATTTCTTTTAGTAATATTAATATTAAAAATATGGATAGGATAATTACAAAAGGTTGGCCTGAGGATAATGAAATCTTATTAGATGAAGTATCTTGTACATATGTTCAAAATCCTGATTGTACTGAAGATAAAGAAGGAGATCCTCAAGAGATAACTTTATCTAGTAGAGATGGTGGAGGAGGAAAATTTATCCATATAAAAACAAATGGTTGGAGTATATGTGGAGATAATTTAGAAGAAGATTTAATTCCTCTTATA